GCGCGAACTGGGCGCGTAATTCCAGTTGGCAAAGAGTGCTGAAGAGCATTCGCCGGTTCCACGGCTCGGACTCGCCACCGAGGTTGGATTGATGGTCTTAGGACCTGCAATCTGCCTCGTTGTCTCGGAGGGGTAGATCAAGCAAACCCCGGGCAGGAGAGCCAATATGGCCAGTGGAAATGTAATCAGCTGTAAACAGTTTCAGTCTTTTCTCGTCTCGCAGGAACCTGTGTATGACAAGGAGATCCTCAAGGATATCCGCCCGTTTGACGGGTTGATCGGATACTACAACACCGGATCGTTCGACGCGTATTCCGGCACCACTCACACGTTTGACCGCTTTAACAGCGTGTTCCCGAATGTGACTGGCGCTTGGGAGAACCCGACCGGCGCCGCCTGTACTGGCACGCCTTGCGATACGGAAGAGAACAAGATCGGTTGGGGCTTCACCCGCAACACCTACTCGCTTGAAAAGCAGGCGTGGGGTTCGGATCTGTTGTGCTTCGACCAGATTATGACGAAGACGAAGGCCAAGGAGCACTTCCGTCAGATCATCGACGACGTTCTTCGCCCTGCGACGAACTGGATCACGACCTACTACCTCCAGCGTAAGGCGATGGAGCTGTCTGGTTATGACGCCATCTCGAACACTCAACCTGGCGCTTTCGCTTGCTCGGCTGGTCTGCCGGCAATCGCTTTCTCTTGGGTAGGCACTGGTTACTCGGTATTGCGTGTAACCAACACAGCCGCCGCTCCTATTACTTCCGCGTCTCTCGGTCTGTTGACTCCGGACATCCTCCGGAGCCGCGTGACTCGCCAATACTTCCTGGGCGCCGTTCAGGCCGGTAAAGACGGTTACGACAGTCTCCAGCTGCACACCGACAAGGAAACCTTCCGTTACCTGTCCAAGGATAATCCGTTGCTGGTTAGCTCCTGGCGTTTCGGTGAGTTCGCTCCCGCTGCCAAGGAGTTCTACAAGTACGGCTTCATGGGATTTGTCGGCGACTTCATGGTGAAGGTGCTGCAATTCCCGCTGCGATTCGTTTCGATTGCGGCTACTCCTGGTAATTACCGATTGGTTCTTCCCTACAAGAACGTCGTAGCCACCCAGGGTATCCGATCCGAGTTCAATCCTGACTACAACAACGCTCAGTTCCAGATCAGCTACATCAACAACCCGCGTGCGTTGCGCGTGTTGCCGTTCCGTCCCGAGGCCGTGAACCCGAATATGCCGTTCCTGGTTCGGGATTACGGTGGTCGCTGGAAGTTCGCCACCAACGACCTTGGTGCCGATTGCTCCGGTAAGCCGATCGACAACAGCCGTGGAAACAAGGGTAAGTTCATCGCCGACTTCCAGTTGGCTGTGAAACCTGAGCATCCGGAATGGCTTGAGGCGATCTTCCACAAGGTCCAAGGTGCGTGCCCTGTGATTGTTACTGGTTGCGCTGCCGATCCTGGCGATTCCGCTCAGGATTACAACTCTGCGGACCCTGTCTGCCCGCGAGTGATTCAGTTCACGGCGGTTGCCGACGACGCGACAAACTACGTCATTGGAACGACCGGCATCATGTGCGACGACAACATCGTCACCAATGCGGGTATCAGCTCGGCGACCGTTGCGTTGCTGATTGTCGCGCTGCAAGCTCGCTGGGACGCCGAGTTCGGTGCTGGTTCTGGAACCTGGAGCATCGTCTCTGGCAACTTGATTCAGGTGAGTGGCACCAGCTGCACCAACGTCACGTTGGAGTTCGCGATTTAATCAGGTCGATAACAACGGGGCTCTCCTTCGGGGGAGCCCCCTTTTGAGGTGCTGGTAGCCGCCCGGAGCGTCCGGGATGCTGGCAGCCTCTCACCAAGACCTCTCACCAAGACTTCAAAGAAAAGGATTTTACGATGTACGGACAAATGATGGGGAAACGAAAGATGGACGGCATGGGCCGCATGAGTTCCGAGGTTGAAACCATTGAGTTCCAGCCGCCCAAAGAGTTGAAGCTGGATGGCGAATCCGGCTCTGCCATGGTTGAGTGGAGAATGACTCCCAGTGGAACCGTGGAAATTGTTGCTTTTGACGGTGTAACCCTCGGTGAAAAAGGTCCGGTCGATATGGCCGAGGACTCCGCCGAGATGGAGATGGATGACATGGAGGAGGAAGCCTAATATGCCAGTCTTAACCCCCCAAGAACTCGCCGATACGGGCGGTTGTTTCGACTGCATGATGCCCGTCTTGCAGCAGACGATGCTGCTGTCGTTGCTTCAGCAGATTCAGGTCGCTTCAACTGACGCTGCCCGCATCACAACGAGCCCAGGTGGACTCCTGACTGCGACTGCAACGGCCGCTCCTAACACTGGTCGCCGTCGGTTTGTAATCCAGAACCAGAAGACTACTGAGCATCTTCACTTAAAGTTTGGAACCGGATGCACAACGACTGACTACCACTACGTTCTGCTGAGCGCCGCAACCGCTGGCGCCCACGCATCATCCCTGACTTTTGAAGGCTACACTGGCGCGATTAGTGTCGCTACTGCCACCGGAACCCCGTCCTACACCTTTGCTGAATTTGTCTGACCTATGTCCACTCCTTCGATTCAAACCCTTATTACGCAGGCTCAACAGGTTCTAAACCTGAAGTCGTCTAATGAGATCCGCGCCACGCTTGCTGCCATCCTAGCTAACGCAAACGTCGGCACCCCGCTCAATCCGAACCTGACCACGCAACAGCTGTGGGACGAGTTCTACGAGATCGTTCGCCAGCCAACCGACGACATCATGTCGATCATCACCGATCAGATGATGCGGATGGTGTTCTCCCCGCCGGCTCCCGGTGGTGCTGGTGCGGATAAGCAGGTCATCTTCAATGACAACGGGGTGTTGGTTGGCGATCCGGGGCTGACCTTCAATAAGACTACCGACAAGCTGACCGTCGCAACCACCATCGACATCTCGCGTGGCTTGCTGAACGACCCCACTAGCACTGGTGTTGGCGAAAACACGTTGGATGCTACGACTGCGGGTGCAATTCGCAATACTGCCATCGGTCATAATTCGATGTATCGGGCAACGACTGCTAACAACAACGTCGCCGTTGGAATTAACACGATGGCTGCGGTGGGAATGACTGCCAGCAATAACGTGGCTGTCGGAGCAAGTTCAGGACTTGCACTTACAACCGGAGGAAGCAACACGGCGGTAGGAAGTAATGCACTAAATTCAAACGCAACAGGCATTGGAAATACGGCTGTCGGTGCCTCTGCGTTGGCTGCCGCCACCGTTGGCGATCTGACTGCTGTCGGTGCTAGTGCGTTGACTGCAAACACTACTGGCATTCAGAACACCGCTATTGGTCGACAAGCGTTGGCTGGAGTAATTGGTTCAAACGATAACACCGCTCTAGGATATCAAGCAGCTAAGGCCATAACCACTGCTTCAGGTGTCACTGCTATTGGATCGAATGCATTGGTAAGTTCTACTTCTGGCACTAATAATACGGCTGTTGGGAATGCTGCTCTTGGATTGAGTACTGTAACCGGCGGAAGCAATACTTCTGTTGGAGCATCCTCAGGTAATGCGCTGACATCAGGGACAGCCAATACTATTTTAGGATTTCAAGCTGGGCAATTAGTTAGCACCGGAAGTTCAAACATTGCTATTGGAACAGCTTCTAGCTTTAGTGCATTTGGAATCTCAAACGAACTCGTATTAGGTTCTGCTGTCAATTTCGTCGCCACCAACGGTGCCGCCGCAACTTACTTCCCCACTGCTACTGCCGGTGCAGTTGTCGCCGGAAATCCAACAGGTTTCATCCGCATCTACCTGAACGGAACCTTCGTCAAAATCCCCGTCTACGGAAACTAATATGCCCATCACCTACCTTTGGACTCCTACAGCACTTATCGGATACCCCGTCTTCGACGGTGAAACCGATGTGGTCACCCGCGCTTCGTACACTGTCCTCGCAGACGATGGCGAAGGACATACTGCCGACTATTCCAACTTCGCCTACACCCCGCTGGACCCGTCTGTGCCGTTTATTCCGTATGCTGACCTGACACCTGAAATCATCATCGGTTGGGTGCAGTACGCCATCGGGCCTGAGATGGTCGCTTCGATTGAGGGTAGCCTTGCTATTCAGGTCGAGCGACAGGTCAACCCGCCGCCGCAGCCGGAAGTGCTGCCGTTGCCGTGGGTGCCGCCGGTTGTTGAGGTGGTTGCCGAGGTGTCTCCGTTAAGCGACAGCTTGACAGAGTCTCCGGTCGTGATCGAGGATTCCGATCCGACAAACTAACACCCATGCAAATCCTCACGCTTACACTCGACCCCGCATCCGCCAACGCACTGATTGCGAATCTTCAAGTTGCAATCAAGGTTAATGGCTGGGAAGTAGCTCGTACTGCGGTGCCGATCATCGACGAACTCCTGCGGCAGGATGCAGAGTTTAAGGCCACTCAAGCCTCACAGCCTAAGCCCGAGTAATGGAACCAACGAACAGTGGTAGTACCAGCCCGGGGCTTTCCCTGGTCGCAGCGGCGGGTGCTACCGCTGCATCATTCCTGCCAATCCTAACCGATTGGGTGCGACTGGTGACCGCTGTGGTTGGTCTCTTGTGCGCCTGTTACGGAGCCTATAGGCTGTTCAAATCCAAATGAAAAACACGAAAACAACTCTCGCCGGTATCGGTGCTATCCTTATCGCTGTTGGTGGGGCCCTTCGGGCTGCCTTCGACGGTGACGCCAGCACCAATATCGACATCGCTTCGACCATCGCAGCGGTGACCGCCGGCATCGGTCTTATAATGGCCAAGGACGCCGAGAAGACTCCTGTCGTTCCTCCGGTTTGAACTGGATCTACCAACTCGTGAAGGCTCTCCTGGATTTCATCCGGGAGACGCCTGCACCAAAAGTGGATGATGGAAATGCACCAAAGCCTCTCAAGAACGATTTGGCTGCTCGTGTTGCCAATCTGCCTGGGTTGCCAGACCAAGGTGATCCTCGTTCCAAACGGTGATCCCGTGATGCTAGCAGACCCGGTGAGAGCCCGCGTCTACGCGTTCGATAAGGACGGCAAGCTCTCAGGCCCCAGTCGGGTTACTCTTCCAGCTGGGTGGTACGTACTTCCGAAAGCCAAATGATCACCTACCGAGGCCAGAAATTCGCCGGCTACAACAAACCGAAGTCAACCCCGGGCGCCTCGAAGAAGTCTGCTGTCTTGGCTAAGGAGGGTGGGCAGGTGAAGCTCGTGCGTTTCGGTGATCCGAACATGAGCATCAAGAAGCACATCCCGAAGAACCGTAAAAGTTTTCGTGCCCGGCATGGTTGTGACACACCGGGCACGAAGTTATCTGCGAAGCACTGGAGCTGCGCGGCCTGGTAGCTCAGTACGCCGACGGCAACTCGTCGATCGCGTCTTCAGCACTCTTAGCGGCCATACGCGCTGCATTTGAAGTGCCTTCGCCCTGACCGGGTTCCGAGGATCGAACCTTTCCAACCTTCTTCTCCAGCTCCGCCACCTTCTGCTGGAGACGGATCACTCGCAGGCGCTCACGACCGTAGGCCCGCGCACGCAAGGCAACCTGGGCCTGGGCCTTGGTAATGAAGTCAACCTTGTCTTCGTAGCCCATGTCAGCATCGACTCCCTCGCCTTTCAGCGCGATTCGGATCAGTCGATCGCTTTCGTCCAGGAGCTTATTGCCGTCATCGTCACCATCTTCCCTGCCGAACAGCTGAGGGTGACTCTTTTCGTAATCCGAGAACTGCGATTCAAACAGCTCACGTGAGCGAGACTGACGCCCCTCTACCTGCTTCGATCGTTCAACCTCACGCTGCGCTCCCTTCTCCTTCCATTCCGAGATGGACTTGTCGCGAGACTGAGTGAGTTCAAGCAACCGGCGGCGGTGAGTCATTATCTCAGGCGCAGCTGCACCGAACATTTCCTGTGCGATAATTGCAGCCTTGGCGACCGGCACGTTCAAGATCGCCATGATGTCATGGTGACTGGCGTCGCGCTCAGTGCCATCAGCATCAGTGACGCGGATTCCATCAATATCGCCTAGGGCGGTCTGCCAGGCTTCGCGCAAAGGGGTCTCGTACTTCTGCTTGTACTCACCGGAACGCGTGTAGTTCAGATACCGCACCTCGGTGTCCAGCTCCTCGGCGTTCTTCCGGATGGAATCCATCTCGGATTTCAGGGACTTGGTAGCCTCTTCGACTTCCTTCCGAGTGCCTTCAGACCTGGCACGCTCAAGCTCAGAGACCTTGGCTGCGAAATCATCGCGCTCCTTCTTGGTCAAGTCGTACTGCTCACGGAACTGCTTGATGGACGTGGGCTCTGACTTAGCGGCTTCGGGTTTAGCGGCCGGCGCGGGTTCATCTTTCTTGGCGGTGAACTTATCGAGGTTGAAAAAATCCTCGTTCTTAGGCTTAGCAAGCTCAGCAGGCGCAGGGGGTGTAACTTGTGGAACGGATACCGCAGGCGCAGGAGCTACCTCTTGAGGAGTCTGCTGGGACGCTGATCCCATCGGGTTATCTAGCCCGCTGCCTTCGATAGCGTCGATTCCCGCAAATGCGTCAGTATAATCCGCCCCGCGATCAGTCGGGGCATCAGGTGATAAGAGGATTCTCATTCGAGGTTTTGAGTGGTGGTCGGTTTTTCTTTCCGCATCTCTGCAAGCCCGTTGAGTTCATCAATCAATGCTTTTGCGCCCTGTCTGCGACAGTTTGCATTCCATCCGTGTTGAGGATTCTCTGAGGCTGGCAGGTTCCAGCAGAAATTATTGAACGCAACAAGTAGGGCAGCTTGTAGGTCCTGATTATCCAGGAGGCGCTTAAGCTCGTTGAGGCGCTGTTGGCTTTTTTGAAACTCTTGTTTTGGGGTCATTGGTTGAGAATATTGGCCTGAGTCTTGAGATCCATGGCGGCAATGTCTGCGCGAGTCAGAGCGCCTTTACGCTGAGCCTCAGCGATCGTGCTAGCATTCTTGCGCTGCTGATCCTGATCGAACGCGACCTGCTTTTGAGTCCGCTTCTGTTCGGAGTTTGCCGCAGCGATCTGCGACTTGGACTGAGCGGTGATGAGCATCGCCTGGATCTTCGCAGCGGTCTCGGGATCCATTCCGTTGCCAGCTGCGCCGGCTTCGGCTTGAGCTTGAGCCTGCTCTTGGAGGCGCTGCACGTAACCCTTGATGTAGTTTGAAGCCTGTCCGATGCCGTCGTTGTAGACCTTGATGTTCTGCTCCTGGCCCGGGTCCTGGGAGATCAACTCGATCTGCTCCTGGATATGCTGGATCACGTTGGCCATTCCAAGTATGCGGTCCATCGTGGTCATTCCGCCGCCTTCCTTTTCAATACGGCCAATGGCTCCACCAAGCATCTGAAGCAGCGTCTGGATGTACTCGGGGCGATTGAGTGCGCTTGCGATAACGACAGGTTGACCGTCAATAAGCGTGCCCCACGCCAGGGTAGCGCGTTCGACAGCCGGGGAGACCGGCTTGCTGTCGATCGGAGCCAAGCGATTTGCCAGAAGGGGATCATCAGTGTTGGCCTCGACATACATGTGCACAACCTCGGCCTGAGAATCCGGAGCTAGCAGCGGTCGGATAGCCATCAGGCGGTCAGCTTGAGCAATCTCCAGCATCTTGTTGCCGGAACCCATGACGCGCTCAGGCATGATGTCCCAAGCGTCGAGGTTCTCGAACACAGAAGGATCAACGCCTTCAGCCTCACACTTGCGGCGGAACTGTTTACAGTCGGGATGGTCGATCGTGCAGAACCGGCGAGCGATCTCGCGGTACTGGAAATTCTGCTGCGTGTAGGCGCGTGTTAGCATGGAGCCCATCAGCGCGTTGGCGTTGTTCACGCGAGCCATAACCTCGGTAGCGGTCAGCTCCTTCGATGATCCGTCATTTACGTCCTGCGTGTAGGCAGCACTCGACTCAGACATGATCTGGCGGTGCATCGCCATGGCACCGGACAACATCGTGTAATCGACAACGTGACGCTCAGACTGCGGAACCCAGGAGAGGCCCTCGGGAATCACGCCCATGTTCACTAGGTCAATCTTCTCCATGCGCTCCATGTCACCATCAGCGACATTGCGGAAGAGCCAGAGCATCTGCTCGAAGACTGAGTCGGTGAACTTACAGCGCAGGCGATTTTGAAGGTGGCACACCGCATAAAGCAGGTAGCCAAGGGAACGCACTGAGTGCCATCGGAACGGAGGAACCACTGCGCCGTCAGCAAACTGGATGTGCATCAGCTCGAAGATATCCCGGCCGTAGCAGCGGTCGCCGGCATCGAAGAGCCATTGGCCAGCGGTCTGCATATTACCAATCCCGCTGTTGTACTGGTCAACGATGATGCGGCGGCGCCAGGAAGGATCGTCGCTGGTCGTGTCTAGGAAGTAGAAATCGTAGCACCGCAGCACCGGAGTCGCATCAGAGCCCCAGTACCCAGAGTTCTCCTTGAAGTCTTCCTCAATCTTTTCAGGGAAGTATTGGCCGGACCAGTCGTTCACCTGGAGACTCGATGCTTCGCGCTGGATCATCGCGGCCAGCAGCTCGTTCACCAGCTTTAGGTTCCAGCCGGGATCGACGTTCTCACCGCGAGTCATGCGGATTAGGTCCGCAGCTGTGAAGGAGGTGTAGATCGCGAAGTGCGACATATTCTCCATCGTGGTCAGCGTGTTCGTAGGAACCAAAATGTCTTCGGTTCCACGAGCCGACGGGCACCATTCACGATCACGTAGCCAAGTCACCGGCCCGATACCGTGAAGAACCGTCGCAGCAAACTGGGATTCCAGGACCGTGGAATACTTCGGAGACCGCTTCATTACGCGGTTCAGTTGCTTCGTGATGATGTTGCCCCACTCGGTGCGCTTATCCCGGGGGCCGGTATCGAGGCCCACAGAAAAGTAATTCTGAGGCTTCAGGAACGCGTTCGTGAACTGCTGGCGTGCCGCATGAATGATGCGCGTACCTTCCAGGAAGTTGACGTTTGTCTGGATCTTGTTGTCGCGAGCCTCCTCTTCGCTGTATGGAGGGTTACCGTTAAAGGTAGCGTTAATGCGAGCGCGATTGCGAGAACGAGGCTGTTCAGCCTCTAACATCGCACTGACAACATTCCAGACTCTACTTGGTTCTTTGAAACTCATATTGATCTCAGATTGCTTTTCGTTCCTGCGAAATCCAGCATATATCGGGCATTTTACGGTCGCCTAGGTAGCTCAATGGCACCCAGACCTTGAGCTTCAGGTAGCAGCCGCAGACTTCGCAGGTGCCAGCATTAGACTCACCTTGAAGGATCATGGCCATGTCGTGACGCAATTGCTCCTGCTCGATGATAACCTCACCAACAGCCTTCTCGATTGCGTCTGGCTTGGTGGGTTTGTTGTGCAGGCAGTGCAGACACGTATCAAGACGATGCTGCGCTACTGAGCGATCAACGGGAATACCGCCATCGCCCAGCCATTCCGCAAGAATCCTGACGCCTTGCGCTGTGTTTTTAACCCTTTCCACCGCACGAGCGACAGCCTGATACCCTTGGTTGAGCATTAGTTTGAGTGGATTGAGTTGTTGTTTGCTGAGGAAAACGAGCTTTTGTGTAAGCTTCCAAATCACTCACCGCTTTTTCAAATGACGATGGAAGGTGGTTTGCAGCCCGGTGCTGCTGGATCAATCGTGCCATCGAATAAAAATCGTAATTCATCGGGTTTGGCGCGGTCCACTTAGTTGCGGGTTCGTAAAACTGCCATCCACCGTTTGGAAACGTGTTGTAACTCATGCGGCTTGATTTTTAAAACGGCAGATCATCGGCGTCGAGATCAGGCTTTGGCGCAGTCGTGGTCGGCTTGGTATCCCGGCGTGGCGTCGGAGCGGCACCTTCATCACGTTCCTTCAGGAATTGGAAGGTTTCGATCATAATCCGCGTGGTAGACCGCTTGTCGCCGGTCTTCTTGTCGTCCCACTCTTCCCGGGTTAGGCGCCCCTCAACCAACAGCGGATGACCTTTCCTCACGTATTGAGCGAGCGTCTCAGCCTGCTTCCCGAACGCCTTGCACTCAGCGAAGTACACATCTTCCTTTTCCTCACCGGCCTCGGTCTTCCAGCGGCGATTCACCGCCATGCTAAGATTACAAACGGCAGTCCCTTTCGGAAGGTACTTGAGTTCTACGTCTCGGGTGAGGTTGCCGATCAGGATGACTTTGTTAAATGATGCCATAAGGTTAGGAATAAGTTAGCGATTGGTTAGTCTGCATGGTGCGGCGTTTATCTGACAGACTTGTCAGCCACTTTGGTGTCTGTCGCTTGACAATACCAACCCCCTGCCCGCCTGCAATCTCAAATCCCGTTCTGCGAGCCATTTCGAGTGCGACCACGAAAGAATCCCATAAATCAGGGGATCGACCCATGCGTTCCTTGGTTTTGTGCTTGGGCTCCACGTCGATCAAACCAGTGCGGGAGATTCCCCATTCACGCATCGTGCCCTCCTCTGCGACCTCGCGAGGCAGCTTCCTCAGCTGCTTAGATTCAATCAGAAGGCGCGACGAATACCAGAGGGCCGTGACCATCTTACCGTAGGCTTCCCGTTCAGTCTTCGGATTACCCTTGCGAACAGGGCGATCTGTTGGGCGACCACCGAACTCGATCGGCACAACCTCGGGCGACCACAGGCGAGCGAACGCAGACATCAGCGTGCCGCGTCCAGTGGAATCGAATCCCACCTGATTAGGCGGGATGTTGCGCTGCTTGCAGTAAAGAAGGACGTACTCGGCAATCTGCTCCTCCGCCTGCTGCGCTTTAATGGCCGTCACAGGGATTACGATCGGAGCTTCAGCGAATGCTAGCACGATGCGCCCAGTGCCGTCTGGGCCGTACTGAAGGTCGGTCATAACGCATCGGTCACCACCGATACCTGAGTACGCTGCGTCGATCCCAATGATTCGCGTGATCTTGTCGGCGCCCTGCCAAATAATTTCATCAAACGCCTGGTTCTGCTCGCACAACGACATCGTGACCACGCGCCGTGTACCACCGTCTCGGGGCAGCAGTCCGAGGTTCATCATCGAGAACTGCAACGAGTCTCGGCCGTAGTAATCCAAGTCTGCCTGAATCTGCTCCGGCGTGATGATGCCTCGGTACGGATTGGTGCCTTTCGGGAACTTCGCGTTCGGCGTGTCGTACCCGCACAACTGGACAGCTACCCCTCCTGGTGCCCGAGTTTTCCAGGTGCGTGTCTGCTCCAGATACTCGATGCCTTCCCAGCCGCCGAAGGACGGATGCGGCTCGCAGACGATGCCAAGCGCGTCGTTGCGATCCTTTGGATTACCCATCGCGATCAGCTTGAACTCCGGATTCTTGCGAAGGTTAGCGACTGAATCGAGGAACCCTCGGCTCATTAGAGATGCCTCGTCTGCGATCAACATCACTCGGTCGTTCTTGAGTCCGACGTAATTTGAGAGACCAACGAACGTACCACCGACCTTGCACGCTACACCGATGATTCCATCGCGGAAATCCTGCGCCTCGGCGTCTTGGTCAGAACTGGTCAGGATAAACCGGCTCTCGATAACGCGCCCAGGAAGCCATTCCCGGCGGGCCTTGGCCTTGTTGTGCAGCTCCTTGATCGAGCCCCAGATTCGCAGCTGGAGACCTTCACGCGTCGTTGACGACATGATGATCGAGGTGCCGGTAGGGTAGATGTAAAACGTGCAGAGCCCGAATGCTGCGGAGGTGTAGGTCTTGCCAGATGATCCTGGGCCCATAATTCCAACCTCTTGATTTTCCGCGAAAGTCTTGATTAGCAGGTCAGACCAGATGTGCCAATCGAAGTGGGGCCAAAGCGCCGTCATGGCCGCTTTGAAGTGATGAGATTTTCCGCATCCGTACTTGACGCCGCCGGACATTATGTAACCGCCGCGACGAACCATTTCGGCTTCGATGAGAAAGCGGTCTTTTGTACGCCACGGTATAGACAGGTAATCTGGGCTTTCATTCATCTTGCGGGAATGCTGCTGCGGCCTTTCAATACGTTCAAGCGTCATGGTCGCAGAAAAAAATCGCATAGTAGATGGCCTCCTCACCGCTGAAGGTGGGGTGGATAGCGGTTTTTCGCCCTCACTCATTCAACCCAACCAGCTAGCATGGGCGGTGAACACGACGGTGCGCGGAGGATTTCCGAAAGCGCGACCTGGGATTTGGACCAAGCTGCTGACGTTTGCCGATCCAACCGTGCTCTACAACGGAGGTTACTACAACGCTGCGGTGGAATTAGCGTTCAAGGAGGGGTTGTTCCAGGGGTGCGGAACATACGTTTCTGATAACGGAGACCCTTACATTTTTGCGTCGATCGGAGGGAAAGTCTTCCAGATAGACATCAACGACGGATTCAAGGTAAACGATCTTACCCCAATCGCCTCGCAGTTTTTTGTTTTTACTCGGGGTCGCACTTCCAATGTCGCGACCTACGTAACTGGTGCGCCTCATGGGCTTTCTGCCGGCATGGTTGTCCGGTTACCAGAGGTTCCAGGAGCTACAGCTCCAGCTGGATTCTTTGGAGACTTTGTCGTTCAAACCGTTCCGACTTTAACGACTTTCACCACATTTTCTCCAGGAACCGATGCTGGCCCGTTCTTAGGTCCAGCCTTTTTCGGCTATCAGCTTGCCACTAACAACCCAAGCGCGGAGCACGTTTACTTTCAGCAGGCAGAGGACTGGTTGATTATTCAGGATGTTCAAAATCAGCCTTACTTATACAACGGCTCTACTTTGCGGAGAGCAACAGGTGAGGAAGTTCCAGTTGGTGGACCAATGGCTTACGGAAAAGGACGCCTTTGGGTTGCCAATGGATCGGAATACTACGGTGGAGACTTGGTCTACGGCGATCCTGCTTACGGCCGGGACAGCGTAATTCGATTCACCGAGAACACATTCATCAATGAAGGTGGTGCCTTTGCGGTCTCAAACGGCCCGATCACCGGGCTGGCATTCGCGGCCAACCTGGACACGTCCCTTGGCGACGGAGACCTGCTGGTGTTTACCCCGACCGCCACTTACGCGTTTAACGCGCCTGTGGACCGGGATGTTTGGAAGGATCTCAATTATCCAATCCAGCGATTCGCACTCCTGAACTTCGGTTCGTTCAACCACGAATCCATCGTGCCGGTAAACGGAGATCTATTCTTCCGCGCTCAGGACGGCATCCGATCCTTGATCTACGCCAGGCGCGACTTTACTGAGTTTGGAAATACACCGATCAGCAGGCAGGTTACTCGTGCGATAGCTTACGACACGGAGTTTTACCTCAAAGCTGCTAGCTCCGTTAATTTCGACAACCGGCTGCTGATGACCATTCAGCCTCAGAAGGTCAACGGTAGAGGCACGGTTCACCGAGGGGTCGTAGTGCTGGACTTTGATCTGGTCTCCGGAATGGGCCGGAAGCTGCCGCCGGCATGGGAGGGCGTATGGACTGGAGTGGATGTACTCCAGATGCTGACGATCCGAATCCAGAAGCAAGAACGCTGCTTCATGTTTGGACTGAATCAAGGGAACATCGGTCTCTTTGAGGTCACTAAGAACGGCCAGTTTGACTTCGATGGGTTTGATGATGTGCCGATCGACTGGACCATTGAGACCCGGTCAATCACGTTCGGTGAACCCACAAACAAGAAGCGCCTTGTTAGCGCCGAGCAGTGGTATGACCAGGTGATGGGCAATATCGAAGCCAAGGTCTACTTCAAGGCTAACGAGGGCGAGTGCTGGCAACCATGGGCCGAGATCAAGGATTGCGCGAAGTACCGCAACTGCGAGCCAGGCGAGATTTCCTGCCCTCCTGCGGTGATCAACTGCCAGGAGGTCAAATACTACCAGCCCCCTGCAAGATCGCGCATTGCCCTACCACAGCCTCCGGACAAGTGCGACGTACAGACCGGCGGGTTTACTCGCGATGGTTATGAGTTCCAGCTTCGATACGTCAACACCGGCCGCTTCCGCCTCAAACGTGTGGCGATGGTTGCTCAACGCCTTCAAGAGGATATTTACGGCGATCTCAGCCGCGTCGCGTGTCCGCTACTCTCCGAATAGTATGCCATCATACAATCCAGTCGATTACGGCGCCGATCCCTGCGGACTAAGAAACAGCGCGTGGGCGATCAATGAATGCTTGAATCTCACTGGAAAGTGCCATTTTCCAGTTGGCACGTTTTTGCTGGGATCAAGTCCAGGAGCGAAGATTATCAACCGCGTCCGCACCGGAGGTGTTGCGACGTTCAACACGGCCACCGCGCACGGACTCGTGGTCGGAGAGAAGATTACGTTGTACGGGTTTACAGATGCCACGTTCAACGGAACAGGTCCATCACAGTATGGATTTTCGGTTCTCAGCACGCCTAGCTCGACGCAATTTACAGCGTCGATGCCTTTGCCGGCTTATCCGAATGCGCCACTGGTTATTGAAGACGGTTGGATCAACCTTGTTGGCGGAGGATTCACATCTTCAATAATGCTTGGATATGATGCCGCGATCAACAATATCGAGATCACAGGCCAAGGTGCTGGAAAAACCATCCTTAAGTTTGCGGACCACACATCAACGAAGAGATTTGATTTGTTTGGGTTAAGCGCCCAGATGATTAAGACCATTGGAACAGCTGTTGGATCTGGAGTTGTAGGCGCTTCTGGAAGTCAGATTGGAAATCCGGTGTTTGCAACGAATTGCAAAAATACGCTGATACAAGGGATTACTGTAGATGGAAACTATAGAAACAATTCCGTTGCTGATATTAAAATAGCATCAGTTCAGAGAACCAACGGAATCAATACTTATAACTTTGCAATACCTATTTCGCTGTATAGTCCTTATGGTATAACAACTCAGTTTTCATCACAGGCTCCTCCTGTATACGTCCCTCCAATTCCTCCGTTATATTCAAATGTAGGAATATATAAACAATACATCAGTAATGTTGTAACCACTGGCTCAAGTTCAGACGCTACATTTGTAGGTTACGGACAGATTCAGAATATCACTCAATTTTCGTTTGAGAGAGACGTTGGAGTTGTATTGATTCAAGCAAAACGAAATTCAGTTAATGAGGTAACTTACACTCGCCATCCTGATTGGTATTTCCCGTTCACAATCGGAGATTCATTTACCGTCACAGGATTTTCAAACGCAACCTTAAACGGTGTATTTGTAGTTGTATCATTTCCATCAATTACCGAGGTGCTGTGCGCTAATGTTGGGCCAACAACGACGGTTCAGATCAATGGATTTCAAAGGTTAGCTGGAAATGCAATTTACGATACTGCAACTCCGCACGGTTTCGTGGGCGGAGAAAACGTCCTGATTCAAGGTCTTTCCGATGCGTCGTTTAACGGGACGTTTGTCGTAAATGGATATCCAAGCCCGGTTCAGTTTACTTGCGCTAACCCTGGAACAAATATTGGACCGATTCCAGGCTTAGGCACCGTTGACCTACTCCAAAACGGCCGCGCATGGTCTGCTCCGAATGTCGCCTTAACGCCGCAAGTCAACGCTGGCGTAAACTCGGTCTACACCATTTCTGGCATTAACCACGCCGGAGAGAACGCGCTGATTCAAGATTGTGAGTTCTACGATTTCGGTGATGGTACGTTGAATGCAGAATCGTTTGTGATCTTAACATTCCTCCCAATGACGGTAGAGGATGGAACACCAGGAGCCAAAGTTCTAAGAAATAAGTTTGGATACCAAGGAAGCAACTCGATTCAAGGGACACTTTATCCCGGAAGCGCAGAGGCTATTACAGATGTTGTTGTCGGTGGGTTTTCATCGCTGCTCAATCCGATCAACATCGTATCAAGATCGGCCGGGATTGCGACATACACCTGCGTGATGAAGCACACGTTGAGGGTGGGTGACGTGGTGGTGGTAAGCGATTTTTCAGACGTGTCGTTCAACGGATCGCGCACCGTTCTTACCATCCCCGATTCATACCGATTCACCGCTACATCCGCTGGACCAAACCAACTTCCCGGCCTGTACCTCGACGGCTCCGTGATGATGCTTCGCAGCCGGCGCATCTTTGCATCGGATTGTGTCGTAGAAGAAAACCAATTCATATCTGGACCTAATAGATCAGATGCTCAAAGCCCGTTACACGCAGTGACGGTGAGGGAAACAGTTGATGCGGAAGTAAGATACAACAATTTCAACGGATACATTGGAACCTGTTTCTACGTCGATTCATTTTTCCACAAAGGCACTCACCTACATCACAATGAAGCATTAAATGTTGCCGCGTTTATTGCGCTGCAAACCAACGATTACTACACGACTTATTTGTCTTTAGGAATAGCTAATCCAGAACTCTATTCTACATTTACAGCGGCGCATAAGAACATGGTCATTGAAAACAACGATGTTTTGTTGTCTGGTCCTGACTCATGGTATTACCAGCCCGCCTTTCCTCCGATCGACGCTGTATTTCTTATTAACAACCATGATGTCGATAAATCAAAGTGGTACTATCCCACGGATTATCAGATACCAATTACATCAGCCACACGACTCACAGGCGTAACCACGTTTACAACAGCCTCAGCGCACGAGCTTGAACCCGGTTTTAAGGTGACGGTGTTGAAAACCGTCAAAGCTAGCTTTATCGGGAAATTCACGGTTATAGCAACTCCGACTACCACAACTTTCACGGTCCTAAATGTGGGCATAGATGAAAGCACCACGTTGGGTTTTCTGGGAATTGACAGCCCGATTAACTTCCCTTGGGAAATCCAGCCAATCGGATTTCAGCGCACCGCAGGGGTGGCCACGTACACCACGAACAAGGCGCATCAGCTGGTTGCTGGTTACCACGCCACCGTTGAAGGACTCAGCAACGCTTCGTTCAACGACGAGGTGATTGTGACTGGGATTCCTACGCTGACGACCTTCACCTGCGCGAGCCCTGGACCAGACGTCGCGTTCACATCAGAAACCGGGAACTTCTTAAGGTACGTCGAAAACATCCAGATCGGATGCAACACGGTGCGCCGCTTGAGTGGAGCCCCGCTGGTGATCAACAACGGCGGCAGGTTTGCGACCTTTTTCATCAGCGGCAGATCATCGGGATGCGTTGCGCCGCTGAACCAGTTCTTCTATTTCGATTGTCCGGAAGCCTGTTTGGCGCTTGAATGCGACCCAGGCCCGTGTAAGCCAAACGACTACCTTTACCGCATCTAGCCATGCCTGAAATCAACCTAACTGCCGGCACACTTCCTCCGCCCGCCTGCTACGCATCCGAGCAGGATCGTTTGGACGCCTACGCGGCGGCGATAATCGCCCAGTATTCGGCGCCGCCAGAGTGGTCGGCAGGCGCAGTTCCCCCATTTGATCTTGCGCTCTACTGGCTGCGATTGGACTCGAACCAGAATCCAGTTGAGGTCCTGAAGTACAACACGGCGTCGGGCGGATGGGCGCGTGTTCAGACGCAGTTTACGTATGGCGTCGGAGCTGGCGTTGCTAACGCCTACACGCTTACGTTGACGCCTGCCTCTCCTGGCGTAAACCAAGCGTATCGGACAGGGGTGTCATACGTTTTTGTGGCCTCAGTCTTAAATACTGGAGCTAGCACGCTGTCGGTTGACGGCCTTGCGGTTAAGGCGATCACGAAGTTTGGCACCACTCCATTGGTCGCAGGAGACATGGTGAGTGGTCAGATGTGCGTTGTAGTGTACGACGGCACTCGTTTCCAGCTGCTAAATCCTGGATTTAACGTCGGTCCAGTAAATTTCTCTCCTGGAATCAATCGCCAGTTCCTGCGGACAAACGCGACTCCGGCTACGGTTTGGGAGTCGGGGTATATCACGGATGAAGCAAACTGGGCGCCGGTTCCAGCAGCAGCTGGACAAGTGACATTTAATCACTTGCTTGGAATGGATCCGTTGTCTTGGTCAATCGGACTTGTTTGCTCTGATGTCGGAGGAGACAACGGTTACTCAAAGTACGACTACGTACCTGCGGCAGCGATAATTTATAGCAATACAAATAACGAAGCTGCAATGGGCTGTTTTTCAAATTCAACTCAACTTGGATTTATTCGTTATAACACTGCTGCTGGTTTGCTTATTTGTAATAAAACCACCAACATTTACACCCCGATAGACACAACTAAATGGCGAGTTGCCGGTCGCGCCATCCGATAACATGAGAAAAACCCTCGCCCAAGCCAAGAACTCCACGATCCCGCAGGCAGTCGGTCTGGCCACCTGCGACGAGCGTTTTCTCCAGCTGCTTAACGAGGCTCAGGCTCGTTTGGCGGACATGGGCAAGTGGTGGGGTACGTACAAGAAGCTGCGCGTCTGCGTCACCGCTGGCTGCATCACCTGGCCTCGCGAGGTCAAGACAATCGAGGCGATAAACCTCTGCGGCTACAACATCCCCATCCAGAACCAGTGGTACGAGTTCCAGACGGACACCCGGGCACCGCGCACCGGATGCGGCCGTGAAGGATGCGAGCAAGACCAACTGCTGGATCGCGGCATGGTGACGCAGTTTCGAGACTCGGTTGGTAACTGCTACATCAGGGTGACACCACAGCTGTCAGCTGACGTTGGTAAGCGTGTTCTCTTGCAGGGGCTCGATCCCAATGGAATCCCAATCCGCACGTTGGACTCGGTCAGTGGGGAATACGTCTGGGGTGAGTACGTCACGCTTCCAAACCCTTCTATCACGGCCTACGTCCAGACAAGTAATCGGTTCAAGCAGCCAGGTTTGACTGGCGCCCAGAAGCCGTTGACTCAAGGAAGCCTGACGATTATTGCGGAAAACGACACAACTGGTCTATTAACCCAGGTCGCAGTCTGGGGCCCGAGCGAGCAGAACCCAGAGTATCGTCGAACCTACCTTGTCGGGATGCCCGAGGTGTGCGGTGGCGCCAACTCGTGCAACACCACCCAGGACAACTGCTGCATCGACAACGGAGACGGCTGCGTGCCAGCAGACGAGGCTTGCACCAACACGGTGGTGGAAACGATCGTGCGCCTGGACTTTATACCGGCGATCGTTGATTCAGACTGGCTGTTCATCGGGAACCTCCAGGCGATCAAGCACATGATGAAGGCGATCCAGAAGGAAGACCGAAATCAGTACACCGAGGCTGAGCGCGAGATCCAGCTAGCACTGCGGTCGCTTCGGAATGAGCTTGAAGCGTACAGCCCCAATGAGCGCAGCGTGATCAACGTGCAGCCGTTCGGGTCCGCGAAGATTCAATTTCGGTTCAGTGGATTCATCTGATGACTGAGGAGCTTCCAGTAGCCGTTCAGCCAGTGACGTGGCTCGATATCCTGACGGATGAGAGCGTCACGTTCGACGACCGTCTGGACAGGTGGGAAGCGTTTGTGGCGAATATTCCGCAGCAGGAGTGTCCGCTAAAACACACGTTCCCAGAGGGGATGTACGTGCGTGAAATCTTCATGCCGGCTGGATGTGTCGTCACCAGCCGCATCCATAAGTTCGACAATCCGTTCTTCATCACCAAAGGCAGGGTCACGGTGGTTAGCGAGAACGAGGGTATGGTGACCTACACGGCGCCGTATTCGGGCATCACCAAGCCAGGAACTCGCCGCGTGCTGCTGATCCATGAGGACACCATTTGGACCACGGTTCACCTGAATCTGGATAACAAGACGGATCACGAAGAGCTTTTGAACGACCTCACTTACGTGGGTCAAAACCAATACTTACTATGTCATTCGTAGCCACAGCAGTTATAGGAATCGGAGCCGGAGCTGCCGTCGGAGGCATCGGCGCAGCAGTCGGAGCCAATCAAGCTAGCAAGGATCGCGCTGGCGCTCGCGGCGTCGCGAATATGCCTGGCCTCGACGTTGGCTCGGCAGTGGGAGAGGCAGGTCAACTTGCGCCTCAAACCAGAGAACTTGAAGCTCAACGAAACGCCTTCAACAGGGCGCAACTTCTTGAATCCCTCGGCATCCAGATTCCCGGCTATCAGGAGGGCCAAGCTCAGCGCACCCAGAACGCGATGTCATTGCTTCGCGGCGAGCTACCACCTGACCTTGCTTCCCAAATCCAACGCAATACCGCATCAAAGGCTCTAACTGGCGGTTACGCTGGAAGCCAAGCGGCTCGCAACCTGACAGCGCGAGACCTAGGCAGGACTTCACTGGATCTTCAGCGGGAGGGAAATCAACAGTTTTCAAACATTCTAGGAACCA